GTATATTATTTCTCTGCATGTAAGCATGAAATCCCATAGCACCAAGTCCAATACTTCTCTCCCTCAAAGCACTGTACTTAGCTTTTTCCATTTGACTTGGAGCATTTTCAATAAAGTATTCTAATACATTATCTAACATTCTTACTAAGTCTGGTATAAATGCTGGTACTTTGCTCCATTCGTCAAAATACTCCAGATTTACACTAGAAAGACAACATACTGCTGTTCTTTCTTCGTTTGTTGCAAGAGTAATTTCAGAGCAAAGATTACTATGATTTACATAGAGACCTTTTCTTTTCTGAAAGTCTGGTAAATCAGCATTTACAGCATCTTCAAACATAAGATAAGGCTCTCCTGTTTCCATGCGATTCTGCAATAGTTTTACCCAAAGTGTTCTTGCGGACACTACTTTTTTAACTTCGTTTGAGTGAGGATCAATAAGTTCCCAACTATCATCAAAGTTTTGCTCATGTGTAGCTCTGTGTATAGTTTCCATAAACTTATCATTTATAACTACACCATGATGTAAGTTTGTACACTTACGGTTGACATCTCCACCAGTTGGTTTACGAATATCTAAAAATTCTTCGACTTCAGGATGTGTAATATGCATATAACCTGCATAACTCCCTCGTCTTGTAACTCCTTGTGAGAAAGCTAGCATTTCTGAGTCTACTACTTTCATAAAAGGAATTGCACCTGTGCTTTCTGAGCCTTTTGAAGTTGATGTTCCTTGTGAACGAACTGCACTCCATGAACCCCCTATACCTCCTCCAAAGGAAGATAGATAAGCGTTTTCGGTATAATGATCTGTAATGCCTTCTCTACTATCTTCTACATAATTTAGAAAACAAGAGATAGGCATACCTCGTTGTGTACCTCCATTTGAAAGTACTGGAGTAGAGAACATAAACCAAAGTTTACTTGCATAATCATACAAGCGTTGGGCATGGTCATCATCATCTGCGAAAGCTTCTGCAGCACGTGCGAAAGCCTCTTGAGGTGATGTTTCCCCTGCTACCATATATCTGTCTTGTAGAGTTCTTAAACTGAACTCTGTTAACAGTGAATCTTGACTATAATCTATTTTCATTTAAGTGCCTTTTTAAAGTTGAATTAATAACTTCTATGTTTTGTTCTCCGATTGCTTGCTCTGAGTAAGTAACTAAATCCATAAGCTCAACGTTTGTCAGAAGTTGTTCTGCGTTCTCATTGAGATTCTGAATGTATTTATACTTTCCATCTATAGGACAAGCATCGTAGATATCAAAAACGTCTCCATATTGTTCCATTAGCTGAACTGCGCGTTTTGGACCAATTCCAGGTATTCCTGGAACATTGTCCCCTTTATCGCCAGTCAGACATTTGAATGTAATATAATCGGGGATCTCAAAATCATAATGTTCATCCCAATTATGTACTGTGGTTTCTTTTCTAGTAACTGTACTAAAACGAGAAACTCTATCGTTGATAAGTAAATCCCAGTCTTTATCAGATGAAACCATCCAACATTCGTCTAATCCATACTTATCAAGATTCATACTAATGTATGCTGCAATATCATCAGCTTCAACTCCTTTGAATTGAAAGACTGGATATTTTTCTTTGAGTAATGTTAGAGTATTACTAAACTCTGCCATAAACATAGCAAACTCTTTTTCTTCTTGAGGAGTTTGTTCTGCATACTTTTCTTTACGGTTTGCTTTATATTCTGGGAATATTTCTTTTCTATAAGAACTGCCACCGTCAGCAGTAATTATAATATTACCTGCATTGTATGACTTTGCCAAACTTTCTACTGTTCGTACATAATCATATTTGAAGTCTGTTACACCTTGATGTTTCCACCTAAACGCTATATTGAGACTATCAACTATCAGCAAGTTCCCATTTTGAATTGGGTTCCCAAGGTCTGAGAATGTTATCGCCATTTGTAAATATTATCTCCTCTTTTTCTAGCCAGTGTTCTGCGATTAGTATATACGCACCTAGCCAGGCAATGTGCATATAACGCAATGTATTTTTTGGTTTTCGTACTGTTGCTGCAAAGAACTTTCCGTGGTTCTCTCTAAATATCAACAGTGGTTCTTGTTCCATTTGTTGTGCTTGTTTACAAAGTTTACTCCACCATTTGAAAAGATTATTACTTTTCTGAGTGTATATCTTACTATTGAAGCCTATATCTTTATAGAACTTGACTTCTACAGTAAATAGATTTTCTTTGTCAGGCACCATGCAATCTCCTTTGATCTTTCCACTTCCAGATCCTGGAGTTTGTACCCATTTCTCATCTGTAAGTCGTTCAAGCATAGATAATACTTGTTGCTCACCTCGGTTACCTTTTTGTCTAGGATTAACCAAGTTCGAGCCTACTTACTTTTTCTTCTTTTACTACTTCTATCTTGGCTAGTAATGGGTGAGTCCAGCCATGTGATACTATGTAAGTATTCAAATTTTCCTCTCTTAGTAGAAGTTCTACTAGTCGTTCCTTTCCTTGCTCATCTAAAACATTTGTTACTTCGTCTAAGAATAACACATTTATTTGAGACTTAGATATACTACTCATTAGTTTACGAATTGCTAAAAGTGTTGAAGTGTTAACTCTTGCTAACTCTCCCGCACTCAAAGCTAATATATCTACAGTTTTGCCATTATCATCTATTTCTACATTAAGTTTATCATTTAATACGACAAACTCAAGACTAAATCGTCCATCTGATAACTCAGCAAGGTATTCGTTTGTTAGTTCTTCGAGATCTTTTACAAGATTCTCAATTTTATATGCTAGTAGTCCATTTGTACTAAAAGCTTTTTTAAGTATATCAACATTAGCAAATCTATCATTAGCTTCCGCTAATTGGTTTACTAGATCTGCATGTTGATCTTCAAAATCTGTTTGTTGTTCTTCAATAATTGAAAGTCGAGTATTGTGTCTTTCTCTACGCTCATTTTCTTCTATGACTTCGTTTACTCTTTCTTGTCTATTGCTTATTCTTTCTTTCAATTTAATTATTTTGTCTTGCACTTCTTCTGAGTCTGGAATCTCTGCTGGTAAAGTTTGATCTATGCTTCTATATATTTCTTCCCAACTGTTTATCTTCTGTTCCATTTGTTTCAACATCTTATTGTCATAGTTTATGTCTGTAAGTCTGTCATTTGCTTCTTCTAATTTTTCAGAATATGCTGTGCGTGCAGTTTGATGCCTATGTAATTCTTTTCTAATAAAAGCTAAGTCTATGTCTTGACCACAGGTTGGGCATCCAGCATCATCTAGTTCCTGCAAGTCCATATATTTCTTAACCATTCGTACTTCTTGAGCACCCTGTGATTTTATTTCACCAATCTCTTCTACTAAACGCTCTGTATCCTGCCATTCATTGTTGTCAACATACTCTTTCGCTAGTCCTAAATCTATGGACTCTAACTGGCTTTTATATAAATTATTTTGATTTATTTTTTTCGTAATTTCTGAGATATTTTGGAATTCTATTTGTAAAGATCGCAAAGCTTCTTCATCTTCTTCCGAGTAAAATGGTAATTCTAATTTCGAAAGTAGTGATGTATCTTCCAAATAATTATCTGATAACCACTTATCGATTGTGTCAATTTTCCCTTGTATGTGAGAAACGTCTCCAGCTAAATTTCGTGATAATTCTTTAAAAACATCAAAGTATTTTACATAACTATCTAATTGTAATAAATCTATTAGGAATCTTTTTCTATTAGTGTCGGTGGCAGTCAAGAATTGTAAACTAGCATTAGTATTCTGATAAACAATCTGTGAGAAAGTTTTAAAATCTATACCAATTACTTCTTCTAAAGTCTTATATGTATTTGTAGCTGTATGACTGGATATATCATCTCCGTTTTTGTAGAGTTTTACTTTTATATTTCCTCTACGAATAACTTCAATTAAATACTCGTCATCTACAACATCAAAAGACAAAGAAATATCATAGCCTTTATTGACTTCACGATTTGGTATTTCTGCTTTTTTGATTCCTTTTGAGTTTTTATTAAACAAAACTTCTTCAAGAATCAAAGGAATGGAACTTTTACCTGCTCCATTTGTGCCGATTAATTGTGTAACTATGGTATCATTAAGATCTAACTCATTATTTTCACCATAACTAAAACAATTACTCCATTGTAACTTCTTTAGCGTAATCACTAAACACTCCTAAAATATTTTTAACTTTACTGTCGTCTAACTCTAATATATAACTTAGGTACTCTCCTAATTCTTCTTCTATTGTCATTTCTTTGCCGAGTATTAGAGTGGCTTCTGTCTTTCTTTTTATAACTTTTTTGTCAAGTAATTCACTATTTTTGATATTACTTAGATCAGATACATCTCCTTCAATTTCATATATAGTATGATCAAACTCTGTTTGAACCATTTCACTAGGATCTGTAACTGTTTTACGAATTAATTGTGGTAGATCAAAAGTATGCCATGTCCATTGAAATCCATCATTATCATCTATCATCAGATATCCTGTCTCCACATTGTTTCTGTGAAAACTAGTAGTCATAGGACTGCCAGGATATACTATGTTTCTTTGTGTATTACTATGTGCGTGTAAGTCTCCTGCAAATACAACTTTGAATTTATCAAAGCGTGATAAATCTACTTCAGGTTGTACATGAGGTGGTATCTCTCCACGAACATGAGTAAAGAGTATTTGAGAATTTATATCCTCAATACTGTTTTTTCTATGCAAGTCTGCATAAGGTAATATTGCATAATTACTAAAATCATCTACAATAGTTTCGTCTATAACTGTTACTAATGAATTCAGTTGTTCTGTAACTTTTTTTAAATTTGTAAAAAATGTTTTGTTTTTGCGTGTTGCTTCGTGGTTACCATCAAATATAATAGTGCGCACTGTGACACCCTTTACAAAGTCAAAGTAAAGTGTTAGTTCATCCATGCTGGGAACTCGATCAAACAAGTCCCCACCAATGATGTGCAGGTCAACACCTTTTTCTAAGTCATGAACTTGTTCAAAAAACATTTCATAGCGTGCACATGCCCAAGGCAGTGGTACATTCTTTTGACCTAGCTTTATATGCCAATCTGCTGTAAATAGAATCATCCTACGAACTCGTCTCCAAGTGTCCAAGAACACCCTGTAAGACCACCAGCCTGTAAGGCTTGTAGTGTTCGTAAAACTTCGATTGCGTTTCTTCCTGTATCTAACGCATTTACTGATACATGTTGAATTGTTCCTTCAGGATCAATAATGAAAGTTGCTCTGTAACAAACTCCATTCTCCTCATCAACTATTCCTAGTTCACGAGAAAGCCTCAGACCACAGTCTGCTGCAAGAATATGTTGGATATCTCTAATTAAAGAGTTATCTTTTTTCCAAGCAAGTTTACAAAATTCATTATCTCCACTCACACCAATAACATCACAATGAGTATTTAATTCATCCATTGCTGCTATTTCTGTTGGGCAAATGAAAGTAAAATCTTTTGGGTAGAAATATACTACTGTCCATTCGGGCAGCAGTACATCTACGTCAATGAAATCGTTTTCTTCATTCACACCTTGCATATGTAAGTTTGGAAATTTGTCGCCTACTGTTAACATAACTTTCTCCTATGTAATATCAAATTCATCGGAGACAGTTTCGTCAGGAGTAGAGTTACTAGCCCCTTCTCGTAATCTGTCAAGTAGTTCTTTTTGTGCATCCGCTGTTGGTCGAGTAAGTACTTCGTCCATTGACTTAAGTTCTGCAATGAGTTCCATTTCAGAATCGTCTAACTCTCTTGGTTTGCATTTGAGAGCCTGTAGTTGATATTCAACATTATAAGCCATTGGTCCAGTCTTAACTCTCTTAAAGTAAACATCCCAACCAGTTTTAGGATCAGTTGGATCACCAAGATCTTCTGCTGCAACCATAATCTGCTCGAGTAATTTTTTCTTTAAGTTTAGTACTTTGACTTTTCCGTCATGAATACACTGGATAGCATAAGACCAACCGCATTTAAGTTCAGGATGATACTCTCTCACCCAGTCTTTTTCTACATTGGTAAATGCTTCTGCGTCTCTATCGA